TGGAGGCCCGTCATTAAATTCTTCTGGACCACCTGTTATAATTTCATTTATTTTTTTACTACCTATATCTTTTAATGTTTCTTTTGTTTGTAAGTTTAACTCCGCTACTTTTATAAATTCATTTAGTTCCATTTTACTACCATCTAATTTATAAGCTTTTCGCTCTGTGCTTTTGTAGTAAGGAAGATTAATAAAACTACCAGATGTTTTCTCATTATTCTGGTTGGTACCTAATTGAGTTTGTTTAGGAAAAATTTCTGTGTTGTGTGGAAGCTTAAATAAAAATAATAAATTGGATAAGAATTCTCTAATTAAAGTAGCTGATACTTTTTCTTTTGTGAAAACATAAATATGAAGTCCACCACTTTTAGATTCAATTGGAATAACTGGTAAATTTTTTTCTTCAATAACTTTTAAATATTTTTGTAGATTAAAAGTTTTATAATCTTTAGGGTCAACATCTATTGCGCCAAAGCTTGCTTGTGATCGATCATCACAGGGTTGGATTCCAATAGCTTTTTTACCTGTTAGATGTGATTCATAATCTTGATCGGTTATAGGTCTTTTAGACCATCCATAATCCCCTGGATCAAATTTTAATTTCCCACTCTCGGGTTCTATGTAGCCATTCTGTACATTACAGAATCCATAATCTCTTTCTAGTCCGCTAAAAAATTTTGCAAATTCTTTCATAAATTACCTAGGGCGCTTCCACTCTCGCTTCAGCGCCCTTGTTGCAACGATTCCCCATAGGGAATTATACTATGTCCTGTTGGGCTTTAGGTTTCTCATACTGAGGTTTAGCTGATCCTTTCGAAACAGTTTTCTGAAGTTGTTGTGCAACTTCATAAATCTCAGCATCCTTTTTATCCCCAACATCAAGGTTTCTAACTCTTGATGGTTTATAGACATGCCAGCTTTTACTTCCCGCTGTTTTTCCAAATGTCTTTAAATTATAGACAGCTGAATAAACCGCTGGATTAAAAGAACCTTCTGAATCTGAGAATCTAAGATTCTTAATCAGATTATTAAGTTCTCTTGCTGGTGTAAGATTGGATGATCTCATCGGAATTACCGCTGGTTTCAACTCATTACCTACCATTGCTAGTACATAAAAGTATGCGGTCTTCTCAACATAGTTACCATTTGGTAATCTATATCTTCCGTTTCTCTCCTCAACAGCATCAGCTGGAATCTCTAAGTGAGTTCCTACTGGAGCAGAAGCACTATCGCCTCTCTCTTGCCATTCAGGATATCTAGTTTGTGCATGAGCCACAATTACATCAAGACCTTTATCACCTGCAATAAGTTCCCCGAAGCCTGATGCATAGATCATTCCCGGTTTTGAACCTGCTACATGTTTAGCGTCTCTCTCATTACATTCAGGTGAAAGTTGGTGTAGAATCTTTAAGATCGGAGTCGATACATCGTCCGCCTTAATTTCTTCAGCCCCTTTGCCTGCGTCTGCTCTGAGATTGATGTTAGCTAGTGCACCTGCACTATTTTTTTTAACTACTTCTTTATCCATTTTTTACTCCTTTGTTAGTTTGTTAGTTTAGTAGTTTACTTGGTTTTTATTTTCGTTTGATTTCCTTCAAACGTTCTGAAGAACTCTGAAGGAATTTTACCACCACGTGTATGGAAATCCTCCAGAGTTGTTCTAAGAGTAGAAGCATGAACCGCAACCTTTCGATCGGGATCATAACCTTGTCCTCTTGCAAGGGTAGCATATTGCTCCGCCTTGTTGTCTTCGTTCAGACCAAACTTAACTGTGATTTCATTTTTCACAATCGCCCCCAGTCCGTTATCTCGAAGCCAGCTATGGGCTTCTTGCTTTTTATCTGCAATGATTGAAGCGCCAAAAATATTTT